TTTTCGCCGCGCGCTACGCGCGCGGCGAGAGAGGGGCGGTGGGCTGCTCTCGCCGTCAGGCGTGGTGGTCTCCCGCTCGCTGGTCTCTTCCGCGTCGCGCGCTTCGCGCGCCGGCCGGCCTGCAGCGGCCGCTCGCGCTCTGGCGCGCCCAGGGCGGCGCGCCTCCCCGCGCTCGCTGGTCTCGGTCCGCGCCCTCTTCAGCCGCCGGCCGGCCTGCAGCCTGGCCTGCATCCATACGCCGCGCACGTTGCAGGTTGGCCTGCAAAATTGGCAGCCAATTGCAGCCAATAAGCAGTCAAATAGAGCTTGCGCGTAAGAGGATTGTGTGCTACTATAGAGCCAGAATCACAGACGTACCAGGAGGACCAGGAGGAAAGGAGCAACATGACCGAACGAGTCTCGAAACGCCGCACGCGACACATCAGCCTGTACCTGTCAGCGACCGAGAACGGAATGCTCGGCGCACTGATGGACGCGCTCGGTATGACGCGCGGCGAGATGCTGCGCTACCTCATCCGCACGAAATGGACCGAGTGGTGCACAAGCGAGGATCCGCGAACAAAGGAGCCAAAATGGCCGGCCATGCCCAAATCAACGAGCTGATCGAGTCCGAATCCATGCTGCTGCGCCGCATCCGCCGACTCGAGCGGCGCATCACGCAACTCGAGGCCGAGGTCTCGAAACTAACCGCTAGATCCAGCAGCGACGAACAACCAGACACTGAGAACGAAGGAGCAACATGAAAGTGCGCATTCTCACCGACAACGGACGCGCAATCGTGACCGCGCCCTACCATCCGAGTTTCCCTCCCGCAGCCAAAGCGCGAGGCGGCCGTTGGTCCAGCCAACTCCGCGCCTGGGTATTCGACCTTCGCGACGAAAAAGACATCCGCGTAGTCTTACACCGCATCTTCGGCACCGATGGCACAACCTGCGCCGCACTGGTCACCGTCCAGCACCGGCTCACGGCCACCGAAGCATACCGCGCCGAGCTCTGGCTGTTCGGCCGACTCGTCGCCAAGCGCCCCGGTCGCGACGCCGAAGTACGGCTAGGCGAAAAAGTGGTCATCGCGGAAGGCGAGTTTCCGCCATCGGCTGAATCGGCAAAATACCCGCAGCTCGGCACCACGAACGTCGTCCTGGAGGTGCGCGACGTTCCCTGCACACTCGTGCCCGCAGGAGACCCCAACACATGGATCGTCTCGCCATGACGCGCAAAGCCCCGGGCGCCTCAACTCGCCCGGGGCCCTGCGCTCGCTAAACCATAGGCCAAGGAGAGTATATCATGGACACGCCCAAGACCAAAGACCTGATTCACATCGCTTCAGCTGGCTCGGACATCATCGCCCCGGACTGGCCAGCGATCGCCGAGCTGCACGCCAAGATCGCGCGCTTACAGGATGCCCTGCCGGCCGTCGTCAAGGACGGACGCAACACGCACCACGGCTACGCCTACACCTCGTATGAATCCCTCGCCGCACATCTGCGCCACGCCGCCCCCTGCGCAGGACTGGCGCTCACCATCGGCTCACGGCTCATCAACGCCGAGCGCGACAATCGCCCCGACCGCGACGGCTCGCTGCTGCACGTCACGCTGGAGCTCGAGCTGTGCATCACCGACGTTGTATCCGGCGCCATGCGGCTCATCCGCGGCGTCGCCGAAGGGCGCGACACGCAGGATAAAGCCTCATCCAAGGCGCTCACCACCGGGTACAAGTACCTGCTGCTTCGAAACCTGCTCGCCTCCGCGATGGACGATCCCGACGCGGACAACGACGCTGAAACCACACAGCCCCAGGAGGTCCACCATGACACGCAAAATCCGCAGCCGTCGCCCGACAACGGCGCCGATCTTGACGCCCGCCGACGACGCCTTATGGCCTTCGCTACCGAGCAGTGCACCAACGCCAAAGTCCCCCCGTTCGACTACGACACCATCAAGCACATCCTCGGAGTCGACCACCTCGCCGAGTACACCGGCAGCGACGCCGACGCCCGACGCGCCATCACCAACGCCATCATGCAGGCCAGACGCGCCCACGCTCAACAACCTGCCTGAACCGGTGGACATCTACGCCACGAGGAGCTGCCCGGAGCTCCTCGACGCCCTCGAGGCCGAGCCGCGCTATCTGTGGGACGAGGACTACCTGCAAGCGCTGGCCCTGTGCATCAGCGGCGATACGCCGCTCGATGGTAAGGCGCGCTGCGACTTGTGTCTGGGCACAGGCTATGCTATCGTTTGGCCAGATCCCGCAGCCGGCGAATATCTCGACGTCTACCGCTGCCCGCGCTGCCATCCGCGAGAAATAGACTTCACGCCTGAGCCTGCACCGTTCTGATGCGCCATGGATGCCGATGCCCGGCACTGGTTCAAAACCCTTGGCCCGGTAGCCGCCTTCCCCCGGCGGCTACCGGCCTTTCTGGAATCCCTCCTACCCGTCGAGGACAGCCGCGGCCTGCTCGCTGCCGCCCACCTGCTCAGCCAGCTGGTCTACTGGCACAAGCGCGGCGCTAACGGCGAATGGACGTACAAACGCGACGTAGATATGATGGCTGAAACCGGCCTGACACGCCACGAGCTCCTGCGCGCTAAACACCTACTGGTCAAGACGCACTTTGTGAACATCACCCACCGCGGTCTGCCGCGTACTACCTGGTACAGGGTGGACATGATCAACCTGCTCAACGCCGCCAAGCGCTTCACCGATGAATGACAGTCGTCCGCTTAGCGGATGATTGACTTAGCGGACGTCCGTGATCCGCTAAGCGGACGACTTGGGTCCGCTAAGCGGACGAACAGTCATCCGCTAAGCCGGGGTTAAGACATTAGATTACATTCAATAGATTACCATGAGACTACCACCATAGCGGAGGCCCCCATGTCCATCAGAAGATGGCTCGTCGATCACCTGGCCGGCGACATCATCGCCGAACGCGTCCGCCTGGCCGTGCCCGTCCACGACGACAAGTACTGGCACGACCTGTCGCGCAGCTCCCGCTACACCCGCCGCTGGGCCGAGATCCGCGACCAGCTCGAGCGCCTCAACACCGTCTGCCTGACAAACCCCCTGGCCTCGCGCATCGTCTCCATGACCACCGAGTTCGTCATCGGCGACAAGATCACCGTCACCGGCGGCGACTGGGTGACGCGCTTCTGGAATCATCCCCTCAACAACCTCAACATGCGCGCCTACCAGTGGTGCGACACGCTCACGCGAGACGGCGAGCTGTTCATAGTCCTCTCGCGCAACGCGGTGGATGGCATGGCCTACGTTCGCCAGCGTCCGGCCATCCTCATCGACCGCATAGAGACCTCCCCCGACGACTACGAGCACGAGCTTTCCTATCACGAACTAGACGAGACCACCGAGGGTCGCATCTGGCCCGGCCCCGAGTCCAACGACAACCAGATCATGCTACACTACGCCATTAACCGCCTGCCCGGCGACACCCGCGGCGTCTCGGATCTGGCGCAGATCCTCACCTGGCTGGAACGCTACGACAACTGGCTGGAGGATAGAGTGCGCATCAACCGCTACAAGGGCGCGTTCCTCTGGCAAGTGCAGTTGAATAACCCGCTGCCGGGTACGCTAGAAGCGAAACGCGCCCAGTACGCGCGCGTCCCCACCTCGGGGTCCATGATCGTTACCGACACCAACGAGACCTGGACCGCGGTACAGCCCAAGATCGAGGCCGACGACGTAGAAGCCGACGGCAAGGCCCTCCGGCTGATGATCGCCGCCGGCGCCGGCATCCCCCTGCACTTTCTCGCTGAGGGAGAGTCGGCCACTCGCGCAACCGCTCGCGAGATGGGCACCTCGACATTCCGACACTTTGTGAACCGCCAGCGCCACTTCTCGTGGATGCTGGAAAACCTGATCACCATCGCCGCCCAGCGCGCTGGACAGTTTGTCACGCCTAGAGTATCATTCGAGTCAGTAACCGCTGAATACCAACCCACCGGAGAAACGCCCCGTGACAAAAAAACCCCCGCTGAAGAGACCGCCAACTGAAGTCCGCGTAACCCTCAGCGACGGCCAACTGGACCACTCCTTCAACGCCGTCCTGATACGCGCCGGCCTGGCCAACAAGCTCAACATCCCCGCTCGAGTGCTGGAGGAAAGCGCCGAGCTGTTCAACCGAGTCCCCGTATACGCCGACCACGCCCCCGGCCACCGCTCTGTGCGCGACCTGGTGGGCCTAGTCACCGAAGCAAAGTACGACCCAGACCGCCAGGCCATTGTGGGCACCGTGAAAATCAGCCAGAGCGCCCAATGGCTCGCAGACCTCGTCAGCGAGTTTCACGACCAGCAGTACTTTGGCCTCAGCGCCGACCTGTGGCTCCGACACACCGCCGAAGGCTTAGTCACCGCGATCGTCTCCGTCAACTCGGTGGACATCGTGATGCGCCCCGCCGCCGGCGGCCAGTTCCTACATCAGGAGGAAACAACCGTGGCAGACGAACAGTTCGCCCAAGATGCCGAGACCCCGCCGCCAGCAGGCGACCAAGACCTGCGCCGCGAGCTCGGGGAAATGTGCATCTCCCTGGCCCGAGTGCCCGAAACGGTGCGCGACACCCTGCGCGCCACCTTCCAGACGATCCCCATCAACATCGTCACGCTGCGCCAGTTGATCACCGCCCAAGAAGGCGCCTGGTCGGACCTCAACGCCCGCGCCGCGATCACCGCGCAGGGCCTACGAAACTCCATCGTAGAGCCAGTCGCCGCGATCGAGGCCGCCTTTGCTCAACTGATGGGCATCGGGGACGACCCAGCCTATGCCGGCATCACCGCGCATCGGCTCTCGGGCATCCGCGAGCTCTACGACACCCTGACCGGCGACTGGGAACGTCGTGGCCTCTATCACAGCGACCGCGTACAGTTCGCCAACGCCACTACAACCACGATGGCGGAAGCGGTGCGCAACGTGCTCAACAAGATGCTCTTGCGCGCCTTCAACATCCGCCCACAGTGGTGGAGTCCTGTGGCCCACGAGGAGGACTTTGCCTCCCTGCAAACCGTACGCTGGGTGACCCTCGGCGGAGTCGCCAACCTGGACACTGTGTCAGAAGGCGCAGCCTACACCGAGAAGACCTGGGACGACTACGCTGAAACTGCCGACTGGGTGAAAAAGGGCAACTACATCGGCCTGACCCTGGAGATGATCGACCGCGACGACGTGGCTGCCGTGAAAGCGCTGCCGCGCAAGCTCGGACTGGCTGCCTGGCGCACGCTCTCCTCAGCGGTCAGCGCGCTCTTCACCGACAACTCCGGCACTGGTCCCACCCTGGCAGACACAAAAGCGCTCTTTCACGCCGACCACGGCAACCTGGGCACTACCGCACTTTCTGCCAACGCCTGGGGCGCGATCGTCGTAGCCATGTTCAAGCAGGCAGAGTACCACTCCTCCAAACGCATCGGCCTCCGCCCGCGCTTCTGCCTGGTGCCCATTGACCTCAATCAGACCGCCTTGACGATCTTCACCAGCGACCTGCTCCCAGGCTCAGCCAACAACGACCGCAACATCTACCGCGACAGCGCCAACGTCATCGTTGTCCCCGAGTGGACCGACGTCACCGACTACGCCGCCGCCGCGGACCCCAACGATCTCGAAGGAGTGTGCATCGCCTATCGATACGGACGCACGCCCGAACTGTACATCGCCGGCGAGGAAACGATGGGCTCCATGTTCACCAACGACGAGATGAGAATCAAAGTCAGATTCATCTACGCCGTGGGCATCGGAGACTATCGCGCCCTGTACAAGGCCAACGTTGCCGGCTAGCCTATGAAACGGGAGCGGCCACCCGTCGCCATGGGGGACTGACCCAGACAGTCCAGTGTCCTCCATTCTAAGAGGGTCGGCCTGACCACACCGACCCTCTCCATCACCCAAGGTCAATGATCGAGATCATCGAGGTAAAACACATGTTCGAGGACCCGGCCGTCGCCGAGGCTATCCGCGCGCTGATCATCGCTATCGCGTCAGCCATTGTCGCGATAATCACCTACCACACGCGCGTTGTCGCGCCCATCGAACGTGAAATGCTCGACCTGCTCACCCGCTTCCAGGCTTACGAAGCCGAACAGCGCCCGCCCAGACGCTTCAGCGCAGCGAACGAAAATCATCCCCCCAGGAGGGAACCGTGAAAGTCTCTACCGAAAAAGTAACCATCGATGCCTCCGGCGACATCACCTTCGCCGCCGCCGCCTCGTTGGACGCCAAGCTGGCTACCGCCGGCTTCTACCCGCCGCAGATCGCCACCGCCTCACTGCCCACCGCATCGGGCGTAAAAGGAATGGTGGTCTACGACACCACAGCCAACAAACTCAAAGTCAGCAATGGCACCGCCTGGGAAACCATCACCAGCACCGCCTAACGACGAGTTGCCGAGCTTCCAACCCCCGTGGGTGCGGGCCTACGTGAACCCCACCCACTGGGGCTGTTACCTGAACGTGTCCATAGGAGCGCGCATCATGCCCAAGCCCGTCAAGCGCCCCAACCCGCCGCCATCGCCACGGCCCGTCGCGCCACAGTTCCCGAATCCAGATAGCTACCGCTACAGCGTCCTGATCCTGCCCTGCTACCCGGACATCAACATGCCCCCGCCGCACCCAGACATCAAAGGCGCCCTGGTGTTCAACGCGACCACCGGCCAGGTCATGGTCTGTATCGGCGACTCCTGGTCCTCACTCATCGCGCAGAACAACGTACCATGAGCACCCTGACCGTCATCCGCGACGCTGTAGAAGCCCAGCTCAAGGACTCCACGAACACCATCTGGACCACCGCCGAGCTAGACGAGCACATCCGCCGCGCCATCCGCGAAATCAACCGCGTCAAGCCGCAGACCAAAAGCACCACCATCACCAGCGTAAACGACCAGTACGAATACTCCCTGTCCTCGATCACCGGTCTTTTGCGCATCGTGGATATCTGGTTCCCCTACGACTCAGCCTCCCCCGACTATCCGCCCACGCGCCCTAAGTGGAGCCTGCTTGCGGACAACATACTCCTCCTGGACGCAAGCTGCTCCCCAGACGGCACCGACAAAATCCGCGTGATCTATTGGGCACGTCACACACTAAACGGCCTGGACGCCGAAACCACCACCACCCTCGACGCCGAACAACAACAGCTGATCATCCTCGCCGCCGCGGCCTTCGCCGTGGAACAACGCGCCCACGACGCCGTGGACCAAGTCCATCTCTCCGGGTACACACCGCTACAGTTGGCAAACTGGGCGCGCACCGCTCTCCGCAACTACGAGCGCGAGCTTACCCAGTATGCCCAGCGACTGATCGCCTCCGAAGCCGGCACCGCCGCTATCGAAGGCACCGTCTGATGGACGCCATCGCCATCCCCGACTCGCACCAGATCGTCTGGGGACGGCTCATCGCCTACAACCAGTCCGCGCACACCGCCACGGTGGCCTTACGCCGCCAGCCCGGCGCAGCACTAATCAACATCCCCGTGCTCAGCGCCCTCCCGGGGGAACTTCTCGTCGCCGAACA